CCAATGAAGAATGCAAAAGGAGAGCCGACTCGTAAAGCGTTGGCGTTAAAAAAATGGGGATTTAGCAGTCCACAAGCCGCTAGAAATTTTGCTAGTAAAAATAAAAAAACTTAGGGAGGGTTTAATATGAAGGGCGTAAAACATTATACTAGAAAAGGGTCTTTGCATAAAGGAGGCACACACAAAATGCCTAATGGTAGTCTGCATTCTGGTAAGGTGCATGGTAAGACTAGCCAAAAATTATTTCATTTTGGAGAGCTTTCTAAAACAGCACAAGCTGTAGCAAAAAATAAAAAAGGATAAGTACTTATGAAAAAAGGTTTATATGCAAATATTAATGCTAGAAAGAAAAAAGGCATTAGTCGTAGTAAAGCAAAATCAACTGTATCACCAAAAGCGTATGCTAGTATGAAAAAAGGGTTTAAGAAAAAAGCGTAAATGCATGTAACAATTCCTTATACGCCTAGACCATTACAGGCAAAACTCCATCAGAATAATAAAAGATTTAAAATCTGTGTGTCGCATAGACGTTGGGGAAAGTCTGTGTATGCTGTTACCGAGTTATTGCGTAAAGCATTAGAGTTAAAAACAGAACGTAGTGATGGACGCTATGCATATATTGCTCCGTACTACCGACAAGCAAAAGCTGTAGCTTGGGATTATCTTGTATATTATACCAGAGATATTCCAGGCACTAAGATTAATCAATCGGAATTAAGAGTAGATTTATTAAATGGTAGTCGTATTCGTTTATACGGAGCTGGTGATGATCCAGATGCGTTGCGTGGTATTTATCTTGATGGCGTAATACTTGACGAGTATGCCGATATGAGCCCTAGAGTTTGGTCAGAAGTAGTAAGACCAGCATTAGTGGATAGAAAAGGTTGGGCTATATTTATTGGTACACCTAAAGGGAGAAATCAATTTTGGCGATTATATGAAGATGCTAAACATGATCCTGATTGGTACAGAGTTATATACAAAGCATCAGAAACACAAGTGGTAGACCCTAAAGAATTATTAGCAGCTAAACAACAAATGGGTGAAGATGAATATATGCAAGAGTTTGAGTGCAGTTGGGCTGCGGCTATTAAAGGCGCATACTATGGTAATCTTGTTATAGAAGCAGAACAAGATGGTAGAATAACTAAATTAGAATATGATGAAGCATTACCTGTGCATGTTGCATGGGATTTAGGTATATCNGATAGTTGTGCTTTATGGTTTTTNCAAGTTACTATGGGCGAAATAAGAATAATTGATTATTATGAAAGTGGTGGAGTAGGGTTAGATCATTATGTTAAGGTAATGGAAGATATGCCTTACACATATTGGGGAGATGATTATTTACCGCATGACGCTAAAGTTAGAGAATTAGGCACTGGTAGAACAAGAGCTGAAACTTTAGTTAATATGGGAAGAAAACCTAGAATAGTACCAATGCATAAAGTAGATGATGGTATTAATGCAGCAAGATTATTATTAGAACATTGTTATTTTGACCAAGAAAAATGTGAAAATGGACTTAATGCTTTAAGAAATTACCAAAGAGAATGGGACGATATTAAACGTGTGTTTAAAAGAAGTCCTCTGCATAATTGGGCATCTCATGCAAGTGATAGTTTTAGATATTTAGCTATGTCTTATAAAAATTTAAAACCAAAAGCTAAAGAAGAAACAGCTTTAGAAAAATTATTTAAACAACCAACACTTGACGAAATGGTAGAAATGCACTTAAAATCACAAGAAAATAAGAAAAGACCTAGAATTTAATGGCTAATGCAGAAAAATATGATGGTAATTATAAAAAAATGGATTATACTTTTTATAAAATGTCAAATAAATTAGAAAAAAAAGAAAAAACTAAAGAAATTAGGAAAAATCTTAATGGCAAGCGAAGATACAAGGTCTAAATTAGAGTTACAACAAGGAACTGCACAGTATTGGCATATAGAATTAGAAAATGCTGATAAAACAGAAGAAGATTGGCGTAGAAGGTCAAGAAAAGTAGTAGAGCGTTACAGAGATGAACGTAATGTAGATGCTTATGGTGTAGGTGCAGAGAAAAAATTCAATATATTATGGGCAAATACAGAAACTTTAAAAGGTGCGTTATTTGCTAAAATGGCAAAACCTGATGTTAGAAGGCGTTTTCCTGATAATAATCCAGTAACTAAAGATATAGCAAGAGTTTTAGAAAGAACGCTTGATTATGCTAATGATGTTTATAATGCAAATAAACCTATAGAAGCAGCATTAGAAGATTATTTATTGCCAGGACGTGGTGTTGTATGGGTAGTATATGACCCAGTATTNGTTAAAGAAATGGTAGAAATAGAGCAAATTAATGAGTTTGGCGAAAGAGTTATTATAGAAATAGAAGAAGAAAGAGTAGCAGAACAAAGATGTTATTTTGACTATGTGCATTGGGAAGATTATAGAGAAAACCCAGCAAAAAGACCAGAAGATGTAAATTGGAAAGCTAGAAGGCATTTATGGACAAGAGATCAGCTAAAAGAAAAAGGTTTTTCTAGTGTTAACGATATACCATTAAATTGGTCGCCTGATACAGATGAAAATAATTATGAAGCAGAAGAAGTATTTAAAAGAGCAGAAATCTGGGAAATATGGGATAGAGTTAAAGAAAAAAGATATTATGTAGTTAAAGGGTACGATAAAGTTATTAGAGTAGATGATGATCCATATGAATTAGAAGGTTTTTATCCTACTCCAACACCAATGTTAGCTGTAAGAACTAATGATACAAGTGTTCCTATTCCTGAATTTACTTTGTATCAAGACCAAGCAGAAGAATTAGATAGAGTTACAAGTCGTATAAGTAATTTAATTGAAGGCTTAAAAAGACGTGGTGTTTATGATGCTTCTGTACCAGAATTATCACATTTAGCAAACGCTGGTGATAATGACTTTATACCATCAGAAAATTTCTCATTATTAGCACAAAAAGGTGGTCTAGCTGGTGTGTTTCAACAAGAAGATATTTCCCCAATAAGCATGGTATTACAAGGACTATATACACAAAGAACACAAATATTAGAAATAATATATGAAATTACAGGTATATCAGATTTATTAAGAGGTAACACAAAAGCAAGTGAAACTGCTACTGCACAGCAATTAAAAGCACAATTTGGCAGTATGCGTATGCGAAAAAGACAAGAAGAAATAGAAAGATACATTAGAGATTTATTTAGAATTAAAGCAGAAATAGTAGCAGAACATTACGAACCAGAAATGCTACAGGCTATTACAGGTATAGAAGTTACTCCTGAAATGGTACAAATTATGCGAGATGATAAATTAAGAGCGTATAATATTGATGTTGAAACAGATTCTACTGTATTTGCTGATGAAAATGCAGAAAAACAAACAAGAATAGAGTTTTTACAAACTATGGGTTCTTATTTAGAAAAAGCTATAGCAATATCTAATGCTAATCCTTTGTTAACACCTATTGCCTTTCAATCTTTAAGGTTTTTAGTTGGCGCATGGAAAGTCGGTAGAGATTTTGAAGAAGTAATTGATCAAACAGAACAAAGCATCATGCAACAAATGCAACAACAAATGCAAGCACCACCACAACCTAGTGAAAATGAAAAAATAACACAAGCTAAGATACAAGGTGAGTTAATGCGTGAAAAAATGAAACAAGAAGGTAAATTAGCTGATATTCAAGCAAAATCAGGCGCAGAAATGACTAAAATTCAATCTCAAGCAGAACTTTCAAGAGAAAGAAACGCTTTAAAAGAAGATTTAGCTTTATTAAATACAGACGTTAAATTAGCAGAAAAGGCTATGGAATGAGTTATTTAAAAAACTATGATACTATAGATTGGTCAGGTGGCAAAGAATACCAAAAGAATAAAAACGCTAGGCGTGGTAAATCTTTGCAAGTTATGTCTGATATACAAGAGTTTGTGAGCCCTATAGACAAATCTGTTATAAGTAGCAGGTCTGGACTAAAGGCACATGAAAGACGACATAAGGTTCGTCAAATAGGAAACGATTGGGCAGGAACAGCACGCACAAGTAGTGCTAAACCTACTAATTGGCAACAATAAGTTCGGAAAGGAACTAACATGGAAGAAGTAAGCACTCCTGAAGTACAGGAATCAGCAGAAGCTCCAATGAGTCTTGATGCTGTTTTAGAAAGTTCTATCGGCAACACTTTAGACTCCGTTAATGAAGTAGAAGAAGCTCCAGTAGAAGATGCTGAACAAGTTTCTAAAGAATCATTAACAGTACCAGAACAACAAGAAACTTCTCCTGAAAAAGAAGAAGATGACTCTGACGACTTGGATCAGTTAGCTACTGCACAAGAAGATGACCAATCAGATTCGGAAAATTCAGAAGAAAACCCTG